TCCCAAATATCCAGTGAGTGATGATCTGGAATCAATTCACACTGATGCTTCGTCACTTTTTTCAGAACCTGTTACAAAAAAAACATCCATAGAAGATTTACTAACTAGTTATGAGAATAATGAAACTTATCAAAAAACTTTTTTGCTTGAATTGCGTAAAGGACATCCATCATATCAAAAATTTATAGATTATTTTATTAAAATTAATGAAGTGTCAATGTGTTTTAAAACAGTAAAATCAATTATAGATGATAATATTTTTCAAACTTTTGTTAATGAGCCCTTGGAAACTTTTAAAGTAGTATTTGTAGCGCAAAATAGAGGATATAGATTTTGTAATGGTGATGCAACTCAGTGTGATTGTGAAGAAATTCCAGATGAAAGAGTGATTTGTATTGATCCTTTGTTAGAAGAAAACATTTTTCAAGAGACAAAGAATGACGTAGAGAAAACTCCTAATTGGTTTATCCGGTATTTTGAAATTGTAAAAAACGTTTTTAAAAATTGTATGAAAGTAATAATAAAATCCTTAAATAGTACGTTCGGTAAATTAGTTTTAGGCGTGTTAGGTGGCGTTGCTGCTTATCATGCATTTTTTCCATTGTGTAGATTGATTTATGATTATGCTTTGATTGGTTTAGATAAATTGTTTGGAATAGATTATGTAAAAAGTTTTACTTATGACAAAGCGGAATTAGTGTACAGACAATATGCAATAATAAATTCATTTAAGAAGATTGGTTTAGAATTAGGAGATAAAATATCCTTCAGTGCAATTTTTGGAGAAGAATGGGATATTGAGAAGATTTTTGATGGTCCCAATAAAGTAAAAGAAATGTTTGATGTTTTAACAGTTAAAGAACAAAATTTGAAAGATTTTACAATTAAAGATTTTGAAGCAGGTGTAAGACCATTACTTAATGATCAAAGACTTTACGCGTACATGACAAAAGATATGACAGCAACACAAGCTGTACATTATTCAACAAGTATGAAACATGTAAAAACTAAGAATCCAGTAATTTCAACTTTTCATAATAATGCAGGTGTAGAGTCAAATTTAATTTCAGAAGAACTTAGTCAAGAAGATAGAATTAGAATATTAATTAATAAAAATTATAGATTCATAAGATTGCCAACTAAAGATGATAAATGTCTTTATATAGTTTTGTTAGCCTTAGGTGAAAGATATCATGTATTTTTAATCCATTATCAACAATTAATTTTTGAACATTTAAAAAAATATCCTGACAGTGAAATTGAATACGGCAAATGCGTAAATGTAATGCAAGATGGAAGATTAGTGCAAGAATTTGTTAAAATTTGTAATTTAGAAAGAGATCATTTTTATAATTTAAAAACTAGAAATTCAGTAAATACAGAGTCTTTTAAGTATGGTAAACGTAGTGAATTCGCAATTTGGGACGCTCCAAAACAAGTTCCATTGAGTAGAAATATCACGCGTCATTTTCTTCATTCAACACAAAGCGGTTTAGTTTCAAATAATGTAAAAATAGTCCCTTCGTTATTAAAAGATGTACAAAATTGTCCTGCCTTATTGCCATTATTACCCAAGAATGAAATAAACTCTGATCTTCGCGAACAGTGTGATTTTGTATTTGGATATAAAGGCTACCATGGATTTGGAAGGTGTTGTACAGCTGTTTATGACCCCCGAACTTTGAAAATAATTGGTGTTCATTCGTATGGAACAAAAGAAGTAGGTAAAGACTACGGATTTGGTGAATTTGTTTATATAGAATCATTTGAAGAACTTGGAATAAACACAACTGAATTAATTGAAAAAAAAATGTATCCCAACCTAACTCCCGTAACTGATGAAGATATCCAACAATATCCTGAAAGCTTATCTTTAATAGGTTCTGTCCCCCCCCATCAAACTTGTTTTGATAATGGTATATCATGCATTATTCCATCCCCTATGCACGATGCCATTTTCACTGTAAAGAAATTTCCGGCACATTTAACGAAAAATCCAAAAATTGATTGGGATCCCATGTATGAAGGAATAAAGAAACATGGAGTTCAACACAAAACTTTTGCAGATTCAACAATAAAACTGGCAAAGAAAATACGTCAACAACAATTAATTGCAAATTGTATACCATCCACTAAAGACTTTAAACCATTTTCAATGGAAGAAGCTATTGTAGGAATACCTGATCTAAAATTTTACGGTGTAGATTTAAGAACAGCTCCTGGATATGCTTGGAAGAAGAAAGGACAAAGTGGAAAATATCATTTGTTACAAATTGATGATGGCAAGCTCACGAAAATTGACAACGATTTACTCAAAACTTTAAATTTAGAAATTGAAATGCGTAATCGAAAAATTCCATGTCACAACATTAGTGTAGATTGTACGAAAGATGAAACACTAAAAGAAGAAAAGCGTGACAGAGTTGGAGGAACGAGAATCTTTTCAGTCCAAAATTTATCCCACCAAATTGCTGGAAAAATGGATTTCGGTCCCTTTCTAGTAGCTTATCGAGAATGTTATGAGCAACTTAATCATGGAATTACTATTAATCCGACTTCAAGAGATTGGGGACGAGTGTATGATCGTATACGCAAATTCCCAAATGTATTGGAAGGAGATTATAGTGATTTCGGACCGCAAGCGGTTTCACAAGTTGTTTGGCACGCTATTGATAATATCATGGTTTGGTTTGAATATTGGATGGAAAAGAAAAACGTTGATCCTGAAACTAGGAAAAATTGGTTGAATCGATTGAAATGTATTCAAGAAGAATTTGTGAATGTTCCTCACTTGTGTGGTAAGATTGTTTATGAAACAATATGCGGAATAATTTCCGGTTCATTTATGACTGCTGAATTGAATTCTGAAATAAATATCATGTACTTGTTGTGTAACATTATTGATATATTGAGAAATCATGGTTTAGATGATGAACAAATAGAACATATCATTTTTACATGTATGTACTATATTGTTTATGGAGACGATTTCTTGATTTCAATAGATGACACAATTAAAGACAAGATAGGTATGGAGAAACTATCAGCAGCATTTATGCGACTTGGAATAAAAGTAACAAATGCAACAAAATCAAAAGACATTATAAATTTTACACCTGTAGAGGAAATGTCATTTCTCAAAAGACAATTTCGAGAAGACAAGGAATTTCCAGGAATAATTTTTGCACCTTTGAATACAACATCAATAGAAGACCAATTGAACTGGATTCGCAACTCAGGCGATGAATGGGAACTTTTAACGGCAAGTTGTGACTCTGCAATTAGGGAAGCAACACAACATGGAAAAGATTATTTTAACAAATTATCAAATTTAATCAAAAATTTTTATTTAAGTAAAGGAAAAATTTACTCTCATCCATCATTTCAAACATTTATAAATGAGATGTATTTTTCTGAATTAATATAATCACAATAAACATAAGACTATAAGCGCACTTTTCTTAGAAAAGGGTTCGACGCTATAGCAAATTTTAGGTAGATAAACTATTACTAACTCTTAGAGGTAGATGTTTTTCTTGTAACATTACACACATGCGGTTGTGTGGGTTAAAATCCACCATCGGTATTGTTATTCCTTTAATATTAACAAATTAGTCCACAG